TCCTGATTGGACTCTTAAGTACTACTTGAGGACTAAAGAAGGTGGAGGGCACACCTCTACGGCTGCCCAAGATGGCACTGGAACAGGTTGGAAAACAATAATTACGGCCACAGAGACAGAAGCCTTGACGCCTGGGGTCTGGACTTGGTTGGCTGAATTTTCCAAAGGTGCTGATAGGTACTCTAGGAAAGGAGAACTAAGAGTTTTACAATCTCTTGCTTATACAGGAGTTAATCCGGCTGCTATAGATAGCAGATCACAGGCAAAGAAAGATTTGGATGCGGTGACAACTGCTATTAGAGTTCTAACTACAGACGCCGGGGCGGAGTATTCAATAGGTAACAGGACATTTAAGAAGGTTAATTTGCCTGATTTAATTGCTAGGGAAAGTCAATTAAAGTACATCGTTAATAAAGAAGATCAAGCGAACTTAATAGCAAACGGTAAAGGTAATCCATTTACCATGTACGCGAGGTTTTAATCATGGGTGTTCTTAATGCTTGGCGCGAGCTATGGCGTCCTAATCCATCGGCAATAACAAGGCCAAAGCGCAGAGCTTACGCCGGGGCTAGCATGGATCGCTACACTTCTAGTTGGGTTAATCCAACAAGTTCGGCTGATACAGAAATTAAAAGCAGCGTTAAGAAATTACGCTCAAGGGCTAGACAGTTAATAAGAGATCAAGATTATTGCCGAAATGCTATTAGAGCAATTGTTGAAAATGTCGCTGGAACAGGCCCACGTCTTCAAGCGCAGATTCGCATGGCTAGAGGTGGAAAGCTTAACCAGAAATTAAATGATCAAGTCGAAAGATCTTTTGCTAAATGGGGGAAAGCTTCTAGTTGCGATGTAGCTGGCAAGCTTACTTTTAATGAAATGGTTAGGACAGCCGTTTCTGCATGGGCGTCAGATGGAGAGGTTTTTATCAGGCTTATTAGAGGTAAGAAATTCGGTGACAGTGAAGTTCCTTTTGCGTTGCAGATATTAGAGGCGGATATGATCGACGAAGATTACCAGGGAGGGGCAGCGCCGAAAGGTTGGCAGTGGAAAATGGGCGTTTTATTGGATAGCTGGGGAAGACCAAGAAAATATAGTTGTTTAAAGCGCCACCCTGGGGATACTGTTTTTGTTAATCAACCAACAGCAGAAGATAAGCATATAATTGTTGACGCTGACGACATTATCCACTTAGCTACTTTTTCCCGCCCTGGGCAGACTCGCGGAGTCACTTGGATGGCTAGCGCAATTCAAAGGATGCACCATTTAGAGGGCTATGAACAAAGCGAAATAATTAGGGCAAGAGCTTCAAGTTGTTTAACTGCCTGGGTGCAATCTCCTGAAGGTGAACTCACCTCCGACGGAATAGACGAGGAGAACCAAAGAGTTTTTGATATGGCTCCGGGGCAGGTGAAATATTTGGCGCCAGGGGAAAGCGTACATGTTCCAGATTTAAATGCTCCAGACGGACAATTTGAGCCCTTTGTTCGTGCGATGCTTCGAGCTTTATCAGCATCAATAGGTATCTCTTATTCAACGTTGTCTAGAGATAGCAGCCAATCAAACTACAGTTCTAGCCGCCTTGATTTATTACAAGATCAGGAATCCTTTAAGGCATTGCAAGCACAGTTGAAAGATATTCTTTTGGATAAGGTCTATCAGGAATGGTTGGAGGTTGCTGTTTTAGGCGGTTCGTTGCAGTTACCTAACTACCAATCCGAGCCGGAAAGATATCAAATGTGCAGGTTTATGTTTAAGGGCATGGGTTGGGTAGACCCAATGAAGGAAGTTCAGGCGGCTAATTTAGCTGTTAAGTCTGGGTTCAAATTACAGTCGCAAGTTTTAAGTGAATTATCTGGAACTGATCTAGAGGAGTTCCTAATTGCTCGACGGAATGAGCAAGATATGGCAGCTTCATACAACCTCTCTTTTGACACAGATTCAGTCAATATTGCTACGCAAGCTAAAGTAGACGAAACACCCGATCAATCTGATGACGAAAATGGAACGTGATCTAGAGAAAAAATTAGTTCAACGTGATTTCAATTTAGAAATCAGAGAAGTTGAAAAGGAAGATCGCACTCTTGAATTTCCCTTTAGTTCTGAACAAGGTGTTGCGCGTTACTTCGGTAATGAAGTCTTGGAACATACAGAGAAAGGAGCTGATTTAACGCGGCTAAATGATGGAGCGCCTGTTCTTTGGAACCATAATCCTGATCAAGTAATAGGAGTTGTGGAAAGGGCTTGGATTGATGAAAAGAAAAAACGTGGATATGCTCAGGTGCGTTTTAGTGATGAAGATTTTGCAGCTTCAAAGTTTAGGGATATTAAAAACGGGATCATCCGCAATATATCTTTCGGCTATGTAATTAAGGAAATGGAGCAACGGGGCGATGATTATGTTGCTAATAGTTGGGAAGCTTATGAGATTAGCGCTGTTGCTATTCCCGCAGATAATTCAATAGGTATTAATAGAGCCGCTGCTACTACGCAGGAATCGGATAATATATCATTAGAGCGTAATAACTCCGCGTCTTCTGACGCACAGTCCACTTCTAACTCTGTTGAAATGACCACTACTCCGAAAGAAACATTGGAGGTGCGTTCAGAAGCAGTCGATAGCGAGAAGCTATTGAAGGCCGAGCGTAGCCGTATCACAAACATTCAAAAAGCTGCTGAAAGGCATGACCTAAGAGAATTAGGTTCTCAGTATGTGGCAGAAGGCCGCACTGTTGCCGACTTTAATCAGGCAATCGTTGACAACTGGAAGCAAGAGCCTGTTGCACAAAGATCCGGGTCTGCTGAGATCGGGATGGAAGAGAAAGAAGTAAGAAGCTTCTCTTTCTTAAGAGCTTGTAACTATCTAGCTAACCCAACAGATTCACGCGCACGCGAAGCGGCTGCATTTGAAATCGAAGCTAGTGAAGCGGCGGCTGCAAAACTAGGAAGAACTTCTAGAGGCATCACAATTCCTCAAGACGTACTTACTAGAGACTTGCAAACTTCTCCGGGCTCAGCAGGAGGCGATGTGATTCGGGAAGAATTGTTAACGGGCTCGTTTATTGACATTTTGCGTAATGAGTCAGCTTGTGCAAGAGCTGGGGCGACTGTACTTTCGGGCCTCGAAGGTAATATCAAAATTCCTAAGCAATCTGGGGCTGCAAGTGCGACTTGGATAGCTGAGGGAGCCGCCGCTGCTGAGTCTGATCAAACACTAACTCAGGTAAGTTTGGTTCCTCGTACAGTTGGCGCTTATACCGACGTAACAAGGAAGCTTCTTCTTCAGTCCTCTATAGATATAGAGAATTTTGTAAGAAACGATCTTGCTAGAGTCATTGCTCTAAAAATAGACCTTGCTGGCCTTTATGGTTCCGGTGTAGCGAATGAGCCTTTAGGAATTAAGAACGTTGCAGGAATTGGGGCCGAGGCTTTTGCTGGTGCTGTTCCTACTTTCCTTGAAGTGATTGCAATGGAATCTGATCTTGGTACTGCTAACGCATTAGTGGGATCACCTTGCTATATCACAAACGCTTCCATGCGTGGTTCATTAAAGGGAACTAAAAAAGACGCCGGATCAGGTGAGTTCCTTTGGACAGGTGGACTAGAAGGCGAACTTAACGGATACAGAGCATTGGTTTCTAATCAAATTGCCGCCGGTGACGTTTGGTTCGGTAACTTCTCTGATTTACTTATGGGCTTCTGGTCTGGATTAGATCTAACAGTTGATCCTTACACAAACTCAACTAGCGGTACTGTTCGCATAGTCGCATTACAAGATTGTGATGTTGCGGTCAGAAATGCAGAGAGTTTCTGTCTAGGGACATAAATGAGGATCGAAATCCTTAGATCCATTTGGATTCAGGGGCAGATCGCAAAGGTTGGGGAGGTCGTCGAGACTTCTCCTACTGATGCTAAAACTCTTATCCAACTAGGAAAAGCAAAAGTAGCTTCTGTCTGTGAAGTGAAAAAGGAGGCGAAGAAAAAAGCAACGCCTAAATCTAAAAAACCCTCAACTCCAATAAAGGAGGACTCTCAAAATGACTCTTAAGAATCTCGGTTCAAAAACCGACGTCCTAAACTTATTAGGTAATGACGTTTTAGCTGCAACAGGTGTAGGTTCAGCAGTTGACATTCAGACTTATGAAGGATCAGCAGCTTTTGTTTTAACAGCAGAAGCCGGTGGATCTGGAATTACTTATGCTGTAAAACTGACTGAGTGCGACACTTCAGGCGGTACTTATACAGACGTTACAGGCGGTGCTTTCACAACTACTTCTGCAAATACAGCTTTAGTTGAAAAGATCTACCTTAATGTTTCTGAGCTTAAGCAGTATCTAAAAGTTAGTTCTACTGTTGCAGGTGGAACCGGCGCGGGTGCTGTCGCGGTGGTAGCTCTTGCTTCTAAGAAGTACGGTTAAAAGTTAAGTGTCATTTTCAGACGACTTAATTGCAATGATGGATGGCCCCTTTGGTGTTTCTTGCACTGCGGGGGTCACAACTGCTAACGGTATCCTTGACGAACCCTCTTCAGTTATTGCAGGGGATCAAATCTTGTACACGGATTACGTTCTTAATTGTATGGCTTCAAGCTTCGGAACTTTAAAAGCTGGTGATAGCATCACTATTAAGGATGTAGAGGGTGAGGATATTGCTTACACAGTAAGAACTAATGAAGCAGGGTTAGACGGATTAACCCGCGAGATCTCTCTACAAAAAACCTAATGACTACAAGAAGAGAACATATTTTAGACGCTGTTAAGACTGCTCTCGCAGGGACTACTTCAGTAGGAACAAAAATCTATAGGTCTAGGGTTACAGCTTTCACCAGGGCGGAAAGTCCTGCTCTTTTAATTACTTGGTCAGGGGATGCGGCAAGTCAAGAAACTTCTTTAGCTACTTTGGATTGGAATCTCGATATTTCGATTGCGT